AGGTGTGGTCAGGCACCACCTATTCATAGAGAGTCCAGCATGCTAGATACGCATGCTAGAGGAAGTAGAAGAGATAGAATTAGGCAGCCTGGGGATAGACCCAGGCTGAGAAGTAGAGTTCGAAGATGGAATGGTTTGATTAGGCTTCGGAACTGTTTTTGTATTTTTCTTATTTTTCGTTGTCGGAGTCACCCGGCGTTCCGGTTGGGAAGGCTTGGCTTGTGGCACGTGGCCCGAAGAAGGCTTCGGGGGATCTGGTAACAGAGCACCAGTAGCTTCAAGCTGGACGCCGGGTGTGGTTGGTGGTGTGAGAATGGCTGTGGTCAGTCCACTCAAGGCAGTGGGGGTGGTCACATTGACCTTCACCTCAACCCGCTGCCACACACCAGGGCTTAAGAAGACCTCTAGCGAGTTTTCCTTTCTCGCCATTCGCATCATATGTTCAATATCATCGTACATCTGGTCAGTACTTAGACCAGGCATCACACGCTTACGCTCGTCAGACATCCAAGAACCATACTGGTTGGGGTACTGGACATCTTTAGGTGCACGGGCGTTGTAGCTGCGAATCCGATGTGGGTCAGATGCTGGGTCGTCAGAGGGAATCTCGTTCGGACAAATGTCTCGGGCTGTTTCCAGCACGGCGCAGACAAAGTCACCAATGACGGGAGTCTCAGCATCTGTGAGCTTATATGATACGCACTTCTGGAGGAGTTTTGTGACAGGCTTCACCCCAGAAGGGAGGTTGTGAGTTACATGGAACTTGGAAGTTTGTCGCTGAAGATCGCACATTGAGTCCGTGGCCCCATACCATACATCCGGACTATAAACACGTGCGAGAAAATTCACACCACGACAACCACGCTGAACGGTCTCGGCCTCTATCTCCTGGCCGACCATAGCAGCTGTTTTTGCTAGGACATCAACTGGGAGGTTGCCGGATACACCGTCATCACCCCCATATAGCCCCAGCACACAAATGCGGTCCCATGCTTGATCAAAAGACATCCCAGATTTGACATAGGATGTGAAAGCAATGAGAGCGCTGTCGTAAGTGTTGAAGAGTGAGGTCTCACAAGCCCCTGAGCCCCTCTCAGTCTTCAGCTGTACCTTAGTACCATGTCTTCCAGACATCGTGAAATTTTGGTGGTTCTCCAAAGTTTTCAATAAGTCACGATGTTGGGAGTAGTGAAATGCGCGCAGGCAGAATTGGCGCTCTGCGACCCGTAGAGCCTCTGCTATATGACCGTCCATGCGTCGATAGTCTGATAAATTGACAAAATCAGACTTGCCACAGATGTCTGCCACCCTCTCCGCGACCTCCTTTGGGGTCTTGGAAAAGGCGTACCATGGCTGTCGTTTGACAACATCTGCAAGTGGACGTATAAAGCGAGCTTCCTCAAGCTTGTTGAGTGGGTCGAAGTTTGTAATGATGCGTGCATCAGTCACCTTGCCATAAGCCTCAGCCTTCAAGAAGAACTTGGTCTTGTGTTGAAACCACTGGCCCCATGTGCGGGCAACCAGGTGGTCAGCTTTTTGACTCGGGCGATCCAGAGCCAACTCTGCGTCTCCATGGGACAATGGAAATAAAGTGCCAGCTTCAGATCCAAGGATGCGCTTGTTGAACTCCGCGATACATTTAGCAAAGTGGCTGGTGCATGGGAATTTCTTCTCACCATTGCAACCAGTGCGGCCAGCAGCTGCCTGCTGCTCAGTAGATTTGCAGCTCATTGGGACAAAACAGCCTCCTAGATTGAACGGCTTCATGAAAGGCTTCATGAGTGGCTTGGCATCAGGGTCAAAGACCCCCGAATTTTGCCAGTAAGTCACCGTGTCATCTGTAGGGTAGACTGCAGCTGCAGGGATACCATATCTGTCTATGGCATACTGTGTCACTATCAATGACTCCTCAGAGGTCAGTGCTGGGCATAAAGATCGCACGGCAGCAGCTGAGATTGGGTTCTTTGATTGTGCGTGTGTGAGCATGATCCCCACTAGGACCTCCTCAGGCAACGTGGCTGACGCCACAGTGCCTGCGCGGCCAATGGAAACCAAAACTGTCCCACCCTGCTTAGGCTTGGTCTTCGGCGACTTGTCCTTCTGGGGCTTGTGGGTTGTGACAATTCGTAAAGCACTTGTCTCACCCACAACGACAGATAATCGCTGGAGGACCTTGTGTGCAAGGTTTTGGTATAGGAGAAAGGAGAACCAACCCCCCACTGCAATGGGCGTGAGCAAGACCAAATACCGGTGTGGGCCCATCTTCAACTTGTCCACCAGATACACCACAGACTTTGACCAGGAAGTAACCATCAAACAGTCAGTTCCATAGTCCCAGAGCGGATGCCTATATTCAGCACCGCCCGGGACTAGAGTGACCAGATTGTTCTCCTTATCAAAATAAATTGATGCGTCACCTGTTGTACCGCTCACAGCTTCAGGAACGAAGGTATAGACGAGACGGTGTGCAGGACGGCAGAGCTCTGCGGGCATATTCATATAAAAATCTATGTCACCATAGTATTCAATGGTATTGCCCGAGGTTGAAGTGGTTGTGCCCACAGCGTCCACAAAAGGTTGTTCAGGAGCATTAGCAATAGCGGCATGTGCATTTAGGTCTTTGGCCCAAAAGAACGTGCGGTTTCCATCCAAATGATCTCTCTGATTGGACAGGCTCTGCTGATGTACAAACATTTGTGCACCGACATTGGCAGTATAGGATAATGCCGTACTCAAAGCTTCGCTTCTCGTGCTAGCATCATTCCCATGGGTATGTGTTTTCCTCCTATGGACATGGTTGCGGAGCTGCACGGCAAACGCCTCACGGCGCTCAGCCGAGCTCAGTCCCGCGCTCACATACATGGAAGACTGTATGTAAGACGTCAATAGGTGGCGGCTTCTCCTCAAAGCAAGAGCTTTGAGGCAGCCAGGGAGGGGAAACCTTGTCAGGAACACGAAGGCCACATACACCCAGGTGAGTTCAGTGGTGTTAAGCAACGAACACAAGGCGTAACATAATACGGTCACAATCCAATTGGCACTCAACCAAAAGGCGCTCCGCACTGTTTCGCATCCAGCGTGTGCAACACCAACCAGGGTATTGTAGCTTGGGGTCCATGCCATAAGCCAGGCATGGAACAACAGCGTGTAATGAACAAAAGTGAAAGATAGTTGAGCGATCCTGACCAAAATCAGCTCATTCCGAGTAAACTCGCCAGCGCCCGTGTCTCCGGGGGTGCTGGTATCTCCATCCAAATCGTTTGGCTGGTGCAAGACTCGGCGCAAATTGCGCCGAAATCTTGACCTCACAGCCGGTCCAGTTTGAACATTCTCCTCAAGTAAAGGCTCCATGAGACAATGGAGTAAAGAAACACAAAACCAAGA